CATAATTATTAATGCATTGCTTATTGCATCATATCCTATCATAGCATCTTTTACATTTAAAGTTCCATTGAAATATGTTACCCAATCTTTTAAAAGTCCTATAGTGGAATTATTGAAAGCTATCTTACCTTCTATTAAATTAGATACTCTTTCTCCATCGTATAAAAAACAACCAGACTCACTGACCCACGCAATACCAAGTTCTGTTTTGGTTACATTGAATGGATGAGAGACTCCAGATTTACCAACGGTCTCCTCTAGGAACCACGCTGATGGATTAGGATTACTAATATTAATTATGTGAACAAGGTTATGCTTGAATGCTAGCAACCTATCAGCAAATGATTCAAGTGCTACATACTCCCCAAAGTCTCCTTTTGATACATCTATGAAATTAGACTCAAGAAATGTATCAAATTTGTTTATCTCTGAATACATTATCCTATCGCCATATTTTCTCAATTGATTATTCTTATCCTGTAATCTAATATTAGCTATGAACGAACGTCTTCCAGCTACTGTGGAAGCTTCATACATTTCTCCGTACTTCCCTATTGAAATAAAACTTTCTTCTGAACTGAATCCATTCAACGATGTATATGTATCTATATTAGGGCCAATTGATTTAAGACTTGATACAAAAAATCCGTCTCCAGCCTCATGTGTCCATGGTTTATAATCGTCAAGCATTGACGTTCTAGCACCTTTTACTATGTCTATATCAAGAAGTAAAGTAAGCGGGTCTTCAGAGCCCTTCTCTCTTATGTATGCCCTACCACCAGATATCCTACCATTGTAAGCCAAATCCCAAAATGTACTTACTTTAAGAGCTAGGTTACCAGTGGTAGCACCGCTACTGGGTAAATATCCACCAGCTATAGAAGACGCTCCATCACTTACCTGAACTGGTAATGATTCCTGACTACCATCATATATGAATGTCTGATAGAATTCCCAAGTATTAGATTGCCATAATCCAGAATCAGTGTGTTCTGTAACACCTATATTAAAAGCCGCACCCCTAGTTAGCACATTACCAAGGTTATCAGTATACACTACTTGACTTCCAGGCTCACCATATTCTCTAGAAAAAGTTATAAAAGTTCCAGTACCAGCAGGTTTCTTACAAAAGATATATTCATTAACAGCCGAACCTAGTGCAATACCTACAGTATTAACATCTCCGGGAAAAGATTGGTCAACTGTATTATCTGTCCCCGTTGCGTCCTCAAATATTATTGACGATGTTCTTCTTATTCTTATATTATCCACTGTAGAAGTTTGGTTATCAGTATTATCTAAATTTCTAATATGTAAATAAGATGTTGTTCCCGTAGCAGTAAAAGGATTTGCCAAAGTAAAATTAGTACCTGTATCTTGTGAACCAGAATCAGCACCAGTATTATAGGATGTAGAAGCGCTCAAACTCATTTTAACATTACTATCACTCCCGATAGCCGCGGCTAACACATCAAAATAAACTGTATACGATTCTCCAATCACAGTAATTATTGGTAAATATACATTACCATAATTAGTACCATCATTCGTCATTATACCGCCACCACTACTTACTGCGAATTCTGTAGAATTTATAGCAACAAATCCATCACCATCAATTAAATTAGAATTGCCATCAGCATTATTACCACCAAAATCAAATACATTATCATTGTCACCTAGAATATTAGCAAAAAATGTTTTCTGCGCTGAAGACAACATATCTGATAGTTCAAGATATTCTACTGCATCAAATTGTAAATCACCATCAGCACCAATTTGTTTATATGTAACGCCTCTATTATTTTTATAAAAATTTGTTGCTTGGTCAATGCCATCATGTGCATCTGCGCCACTATTTCCTACACCAGCTCCATTCAGATATCCGAACGAATATAATACACTGCCACTAGCTCCTAGAACTGGAGGTTGTAATGTATTTGGATGCTCTTGCCACTCATTGAAAGACAGCCCCTCATCGAGACCGAATTGATTTCTTTCTATATACCCATACCATTTTATCATTGATGAATTCTGTGCATTTTTATTACATACTCTTAATGCTTCATCTGCAAAATGAAATATATATTTTGCGTCACTACCAGAGAATGTTGGATTTATAACAGATTGAGTCCAACCATCATTCTCAGCAAGAGTACCGCCAGCGCCAGCCTTATTATAAGACCATACATCAACTCCGTATGTCTTACTGCTGATTTCATCAGCCCTACCAAATGCCACCAGCTTATCTCCAGGTGCTCTCTGAACCTGTATAGTAACACCAGCAACATCGCCAGTTTCTGCCGTTACAGTTCTTCCCCTTAATAGAAAGTAAACATCAGTACCATCTATACTTATATCATGAACAGAGAATATACCATCGTTGTTAGCAGAGTTACCTATATTGATAGTATCCCCAATTTTTATAAGTCCTGATGTATATATAGTGGTCGCACCAGAATCAGTTCCATCTTTTAATTTCATGTGTTGTAATGTTGGTACAGCCATTATCTAGGCGAACCTTCCTCTGGTGCTCCAGCTTCCCCTACTCCAGAATTTGCTAGAGTTGATGGATTACCAAATGATATCTCTCCATCATCCGACCCAATGTTGAGAGTAGCAGTACCATCAGTTGTTGTTATAAAATTCTCTGATAAAGCACTATGGTCTGATTCAAAGTAAAAAAGGTTATACCCTCCTGAGCCATTGATAACAGCCACATCAGCATTTTCACCACCTCTAACAGCAATATACTTACCATCACCTACACCAGTAGTACCACTCCCAATATGATTTACATTGTGTCCATACAACGAACCAGCACTTTTAATTTTACCAAGTGAGTCTATGGACATATTCTCAATGAATTGAGCCTCATCCTCAGCTATATCCCTTGGGTCTCTTCGTGTATTCATTCCCTTGGCAAAACTTCTTATAGTATAATACTGTTTAGGCATTAAACCTCCAGTGCCCTTCTATACCAACCATACCAGAACTTCTCCATCTCCATATTCTTATATACAATGTATGCGAATTTAAGAACCCTGTAAGCACGTAGCCTATCTGGCTCCAAGCCCTTGCAAGCCGAGACTGTATTCTTTCCTACTCTGCCATCAACAGCAATCTTTCTTTTATTCCTACCGTTACAGGCTCTTTGTAGTACTCTTCCAGCTCCACGTATTCCAAAGTTAACACACATATCAAAGTATATACCTCTTAAGTTACTGGGTACACTCTCAGCCTTTGACGGCTTCCAATAATCATCCATATATATCTTCTTAGCATCATCCTTTGTCAATGATTTTATATCAAGGTCTGGATATGCGCCCTTTGAGATTCCATACTTGGTCTCTCCGCCAGGGTCTTTAGGGTCATTCACATATCCGCCTTCCTTCTCGAAGACATGTTTCATTATTTCTTCAAATGTCATTATTCAAATTCCTTCAAATTTCTTAAACAATTTTTCAATACCCAAAGATTCAAATTCTGCAAGCATCTCATCATCTTTTTTAGATGAGGTCATTTTGACATATTGCCTAACAACATACATCACAATCCCAGTCAAACCTTTTTTCTTGATTTGTCTCTGAATATATTTACTGAATACGCTCATTCTTCCTCCTTCCCTTTACCAACCATTTTAGATAAACCTTGAAACAAAACATCAACCATGATATCATCCTTATCTGATGGGCTGAGTTTCACAACCTTTTCTAATACAACGAAAGCAAGCATTACCCACTCCCAATTATCTGATAACCATTCCATTATGATTCTCTCCTTATCTTCTTTATTTTGTAAGTTAAATATATTATACTCATGATAGCTACTAAACATTGCAAAACTAATGATATAGCTGTCAAAGACAGACCGTAATTTGCCAAACTGACTCCTGCTACTTTTAGTGAATCCATTATTTACCTTTCATATTTAATCTGTATATCGCTACCCATAGAAGTATTGCACATACTATGTAAAAAGCAATCGGAGATGCTTGTCGCAACGGCATCAGGATAAATATGGCTATAAGCCATGACATAATAATTGCACTCCACTTGTCTTTTATCATTTGCCATTGATTCTTGAGATATTACCCTTTACTTCCATCATAAC